TTTGAACTCAGATGAGAACACGACAACGTAATACAGTTATTAGACAGGCAGCCGCTCAGCCTTCACAGACGTCCTATTGGACTATCCATGATTGCGGCGGTTCGCCTTCGACCGGGTCATCCGTTTATAGCGGATCAGCCTTCACTTCATCCTTTGAGGATGAGGTTATGGCTGACGAGCTTGGACGGAATAAGGCCAATGGGGTTGTTCACAGCAAGCGCATTGTTAATATTAACATTGACGACGTGCCTCGAACGCTTCCCAATGGCCTTCCACTCGGCACCGTGACGTACGATGCTGCACACGATGTAAATTGGGTGCAGTATCGGAAATCCTGGATGGACGGAATAGTTCCTTGGTCATATTTTGACCCTGGAGCAACTACGTTCCCAGAAGGGTGGACTGTTGATACAACTCACCTCGACGAGAACTTTCTCATAGAGAATGTTCTGGAAAAGGCACGTCAGCTTAAAGCTGACGTTCTCCTTAACTTAGCCGAGGCCAATCAGATATACCCCGCCATACAGTCCATCGCGAACCTAATGCCTGTGCTACGGTTTAGATGGTCTGATGTTCAGAAGCTTTATCGTAAGATAAAGTCTCTTCCGCGCTCTGGTAAATCCAGAGACGAGGTATATCGGAATGCTGCGAATGGATTCTTGGCATGGAAGTTTGGCATTGCGCCACTCGTCCGTGACATTCGATCCGCTGTTCGAGCTATTCCTAAGTTGGTTAGTGAGTTGGAACGTGACGGGCAGTCGGATGGCAAGCGCTTCAGTGAAGTGCTTGAGCTGGGGGTGCTATGCAATACGGGATACGTTAATGATTATACCCTTAATGGGTATTCCATATACGGACACCAGATGCAAGGCACTATCCAGGCCCCTCCCACTGTACGATACGTTTTAGTTGTCGAGCCCAATATCAAGTATCTAACCAAGGCCTTTAGGGACTTGGGCACGATAATGGGCCGTTTCTCGACGACACCTGCTAGCTTTGCTTGGGAGACTATTCCTTTCTCCTTTGTAATTGACTGGTTTGTTGACGTCAGAGGTGCACTACGAGCGATAGACAATGTGTTGGGGTATTCCCCATACAAGGTCAAATCGTTTACGCGCTCCTACGGTTATCATCTTACCTCATCTATTCGCCTCAGGTGTTTTACACCCTGTAGCGGAGCTGAGATATTTAATGATAATGCGGGAACTGTTGAGTACAAGCACTACGAGAGGTCTGTGGTTTCCTCTGTGCCGACTTGGCCCAGATGGAGACCCCGATTCGGAAAAACTCAGGCTGCCTTAACGGCAGCTCTGATGACTCAGCAATTAACGAAAGTTAAAAGATGAGCGATTCGGTTACAGTCAAGGATAAGTTAGAACATAACGTACCATGAATGCTTCACTAACGTTCAATTCGGTTGTATTTGAAAAGGCGATTAGCCCAGTTTTGGGCACATCGCTTCGTCAATCAACCGCACGCGGGATTAATACCCCCGACGTGTTATCGATCAAGAATCAACCGTATACGGATTCGTTCACGAAAGTGGACGGCCGTCGGTTTAATGAAAGGATCGATCTCTGGGATGTCGATTCGACCACGGGGAAGCGGAACAAATTGTCCGCCTACATCGTGATTGAAGTGCCGGAAATCGCAACGGGTGCTAACGTGACAGTTTTACTGGCTACGTTTCGCGCCTTGGTCGCAACGGCAGGACATCTCGAGGACGTTCTGAACTCTGAGGAGTGATTTAATCACTTCTCCAGTTCAGCCCCTATAGCTCCACATCACCTAGTGATGGGGATTAAGCTATAGGGCTTATAAAGATCAGTCAGGTTCGTGGTACTCCATCATAATATGCACGTTATAGAACACACATATATTAGCCTGCTAGCAGATGTAGCCGATCTCACCGGATTCTCTGAAATACGAGGATCTTATGAAGGGCTGCAATGGTGCCTCACAGAGGCTCCAAAGCTAGAAAAGTACATGTTAAGATGCTTAGAGACCGGAGTTAATCCGGACCTCGAGCGTTTTCCCATGTGGCTGCGGCGGCTCGTAGAAGGATCCGTTATGGATCCAAAGTTACTACGGCTGCTTCGGCAGCTTTTACTGTTCTGCTATAAAGCCTATGTACAACATGACAACACTACTACTACAGCTTCTATTGAAGCTTTTAAAACGGTTAATCGAACAGTTGGAGCAGATGCTAACGGATTCGCGCAAGCGAGTCCGCATTTACTTCAACTTGCTAGGCAGATCTGTCATAGAGTGCTCTTCCGGTTCCGAGGCCGTGGTATTATACCACAGCACGGGCCGGGGGCTTCTACCACTCCTAAAGAGAAGTGGACGAAGTTGTACTCTACAATCGACTGTGTTTACCCATATAGTGATTACTTCGCTCTCTATTTTAGCGAGCGAAGTTCTCTCGACGTGGAGTCTATGCAGTTCGACTCAGACATCAGCTCGAAGCTCATAGCCGTCCCTAAGGACAGCCGTGGGCCTAGGTTGATTTGCGTACACCCGGCGGAAGCCATTTGGATTCAGCAAGGTGTACGTAAGGAGCTTGAGAGAGTGATCTCTCTTGCTCGATACTCAGATTGTCCACTTCCTAGAGGGAAGATTCGATTCGAGGATCAGACCGTTAACGGTCGGATAGCCCTTCAAAGTAGTCGGACGGGGCAGTATGCCACGTTAGACATGAAGGAAGCTTCCGATCGCATCTCCGATGTTCTTGTACAGTGCCTCTTTGGGAGGTATTACAAGTTCTTCGGGTGTTGTCGGGCACAGAAGTATCAAATCTTTAAGGGTGATTCTATCATCTTTGAGGACGATATACATAGCTACGCTCCTATGGGGAACGCAACAACGTTTCCTGTACAGAGTCTAGTCTTCTGGGCTATCTGTTGTGCATCATTGCAGCGATCTGGCTGGAAACAACCAGGCGCTGCTTTTGTGTTCGGAGATGACATCATAGTCCCTAGCCAATGCGCTGAGTCTGTTATAAAAGACTTAGAGAGCTTTGGCTTGGTCGTCAATAAGGACAAGTCCTTTTGGCGTGGTCGCTTCCGCGAATCGTGTGGTGTGGACGCTTACAAGGGCGTCGACGTCACTCCGGTTCGTTGGAAGTGTGGCTTAGATGCCGAACACTTGACTGGATTGCAGTCCTTAAGTATGCTAGCTATGCGACTTCGCTTAGCTGGGTACTACGGGGCTGCGGCCGAGTCATATCGCTGGTTGGGTCGTTTATTCAAGGATGCCTATAACCGTGAGATTCATTATACAAATAATGTTGATCACGGCGGCATTGCTGAGTACACGTATGATAGTCGGGCGTGGCAGGACGCTAGTTGGTCCCGTCATTTGCATTACTATCAAACGCCTATCTGGCGAATCGAGCTAACTCAGGGTTTAACCCCCGAGCATGGTTGGAACCATGTGCTCGAATCTGTCTGCGGCCTGATTCAATCAGGTCGCCACTCGGTACCAGACAGATCCGTCTCACGGCGGATGAGGCTAGTCCG